ACTCTTATGGAACCCAGGCTTTTATTTGGTCAAGGAGATAGAAGATTTGAGATTTCAGCCAAGTGTCTAAGATCAAGAGAAGGTTTATTCGATGGACAATAAAGAATCAGAAAACTTAATACAAATACCTTTTGAGCCTTCTACATTAGAAAACATTGATCAAGCAGTATTTAACTTTGTTAATGAAGATCTTAATGTTAGCACAAGAACAAATAAAGGCTTTAAAAAAGTTCCTGTATTCTGGCAAGGATCAGAACGTGCTTGGTATACAAAAAAAGATCCAAGACCAAACGATGTTCTAAACTTTCCCGTTATTACAGTTGCTCGTTCAGGACTATCAAAAGATCCTAGCAAAAAAGGTTTTATGTATGGTAATGTTCCACCAGACTCTAATGGTGCTTCCATTCAGATCGCCAAAAGAATAATGCAAAGCAAAACTGCAGACTTCTCAAATGCTTATGCAAAGCAAAAAACCGGACAGTCCACGCAGAACAAAAGATTAAAAAAGACAAAAGTTGTTTATGACTTTATTGGCGTCCCACAGATTGTTCACATTAATCCAACTTATGAAGTAACCCTTACCTCATTATACACCCAGCAAATGAATGAAATGTTGCAGCCTTTTATGGTAAGAACAGGCAACATTAACTATAAGGTTATTGAGAACAACATTCACCGCTATGAGTTGTTTATGGACTCAAACTACAATATCTCAGACAACTCATCAAACTTAGGCGAAGAACAAAGAAAATTAGAAGCAAAAATAACTTTTAATGTTATTGGTTATTTATTTGGACAATACGTCAATGAAGAAAAACCAAAGATAATCATAAGGGAAAGTATCGTAGAGTACAAGTTCCCCAAGGAAACAACAATTTTTAATCTATAAGTGTTTTTAAGATTTAAATAACTATTTAGTAATGAACTATAACTTTATAATTCATTTAAGGAGTTTTAAACAATGCCAGCAGATAAGTTTCGTTTTATATCACCTGGAGTTCAAGTAGCAGAAATTGATCGCTCAGGTATCCCCGCAGAAGCACCCGCAATCGGACCAGCAGTAATTGGTCGTGCGACACACGGACCAGCAATGCAGCCCGTCCGTCTTGAATCAACCGCCGATCTTTATCAGATCTTCGGCGCACCGTCACCCGGTGGTCGTGGTGGCGATGTATGGCGTGAAGGTAATTACGCAGCACCAACTTATGGTCTTTTTGCAGCCGAAGCTTATCTTCGCAATAATGGCCCGGTAACGTTTGTTCGTTTAGCCGGTGAACAAGATCAAAACGCAACAGACGCTGGTGAAGCCGGATGGGAAGTTGCGGCTGGCAACGCTGTTGGTCTTTTTGTAACAAGAGCGGTTTCTGGTTCCAGCGGCCTAGATCAGATGACTTCTTCTTTAGCAGCGGTCTTCTATCTTTATGATAATGCTACGCTTGAACTAATGAGCAACACTCACGGAAAGGCATCTTCCGATACAAATGGTCGTCTTTGCGAGAATGAAAGCTCAGATGTATCAAAACTTGAATTCACAGCTGTAGTTCGTCTTTATGATGGAACCAACCACCTTACAGCAACATTTAACTTTGATCCAAATTCAGAAAAATACATTCGTAAGGTTTTCAACACAAACCCACATTACGTTAACGATACTATCTACGGAAATGCCTTAAGCTACTTCCTAGGTGAAACATTTGAATCATCAGTTGCTGAAGCACTTATCACAGGTTCTGGTCCCGGCAGCGGCGCACCAACCGACCTCGCAGGAGCAAATGATTATGCTCTTATTTACCGTAATGCTCTAACAGGCTCTGGCGCTGACTTGGGTATTCGTAGAAGCCCTGCAGCAGTAGCAAAATCTGGTTTAGTATTTGCACAAGATCTCACACAAGATACCGGTTCTTATAATCCCGTTTCTCAGCAACAGCTTTTCCGCTTTGTCGCAACAGACATTAGAGGTGAATGGGATAACAGAAGCGTCAAGGTATCAATAGCAAACGTTAAAGCATCAACAAACCCAACCGTCAATCCTTACGGAACATTTGATGTTTTGGTTCGTGATGCAAGAGATACAGATAACACTCTAGATCTTATTGAGTCATTCACTGGTCTCAATCTAAATCCTGCTTCACCAGACTACATTGCTCGTCGTATTGGCGACAAGTACCTTGTTTGGGACAATGATGAGAAGTACTACCAAGAATACGGTACTTACAACAATATTTCTAAGTACATCCGTATGGAAATGAATGATGAAGTAGACAATGCAACAACCAACCCTGCAGTTCTACCATTTGGCTACTTTGGACCTATTAGAACAGCAACTCAAGCTGTTGCTGCTACTGCTGGTCAAGCAGTCCTAGCAGAAAAAATGCAGTTTGGCGCTGTTACTGTAACAACTGGCTCTGGTCTAAGTCTATACACATCAGAAACAGTTGCTGCAACTTTCGGCATCAAAGCAACTGGACCAAGCCTTTCACTTCGTGAGTCAGGCTCTTACGGCGTCTCAAACCCCAAAAAGGCTTTCTACGGTGCCGTTGCACAAGGCCGATTTGCACGTCGTGATAATGGCTACGGCGATTACACTGTAAGAATTTCATCAGACTTGGGTGAAAGCGTATACGGCGACGGTAGTGCAACACCCGCCACCGGTGGTGAATACTCATACATTTTCACACTTGATGATATAGCCGGTTCAACAACCGCACCTGTTTACACATCAGGCTCTCGTGCAGCCGCAGGTTCGCTAAGAGGCACAGGAAGTGTTGATACACTTCTAAATGCTGGTATTAGCGCATTCACACTTCCGATGGTTGGTGGTACAGACGGCTTAGACATAATTGAACCTGAGCCTTTTGCTAACAGGCTAATAAACGGAACAACCGAGCAAACTGGTTATGAATTATACTCAGTCCGTAAAGCAATCGATACCATTCGTGACCCCGATGTTGTCGAACACAATGTTGTCGCAGTCCCCGGTATCTCTGATCCTCTTGTAACTGACTTCTTAGTCGACATGGCTGAGGAAAGAAGAGACACAATGGCTATTATCGATATTCAAAATGACTACAAGCCTCGTTTTGAACTTACATCTGGAGAAATTGGAACAAACAGAACAGCACTACCAAACGTTGATAATGCTGTAACTTCAATGATAACAAGAGGCTTCAACACTTCTTATGGCGCAGCATACTACCCTGCAGTACAAGTAAGAGACCGAGGAACAAACACTGTTCTTTATGTCCCAGCAACTGTTGCAGCAATGGCCGCACTTGGCTACACAGACAATGTTGCATTCCCTTGGTTTGCACCTGCTGGTTTCAATCGTGGTGGACTTTCAGATGGTTCATCAGGCATTGTAGCAACCGGTGTTTCCAAGCGCCTTACAAGCAGAGAGCGTGACGAACTTTACGATGTAAACGTAAACCCAATCGCTCAGTTCCCACAAGAAGGCGTTGTTATCTTCGGTCAGAAGACACTTCAGTCAACACGCACAGCGCTTGACCGTGTAAATGTCCGTCGTCTTCTTATCTACGTCAAGAAAGAAATCTCAAGAATTGCTAACTCAATTCTCTTTGAGCCCAATGTTCGTGATACATGGAATCGCTTCATTGCTCAGGCAGAGCCTTTCCTTGATGGCGTCAAAGCCGACTTCGGTCTAACTGACTACCGTCTCATTCTTGACGAAACAACAACTACACCCGAGCTAATCGACCGTAATACACTTTACGCACGAGTTCTTCTCAAGCCGGCACGAGCCATTGAGTTCATCGCAATCGACTTCGAGATTTTCCGCTCAGGCGCAAGTTTTGACGACTAAGACTATTTAGAGTAAAGGAGAAATAATAAATGGCATTCTGGAGCAACACAGCCGCTGAACCCCGTCGCAACTTTAAGTTCCTCTTAACTGTTGGTAGAATACCAACTTGGGTTGTAAAGCAAGTAAACCTTCCCAAGATCACAGTTGGAGAATCAGAACATAAGTTTCTAAATCATACTTTCTACTTCCCAGGAACAATATCATACAATACTGTTACTTTTAGAGTTGTTGATGTTATTGATGAGAAGATCTCAGAAAAAATACTTGCAGACTTTACACAGTCCGGGTATAATACACCTGAAGATGCTGTAAGAGCCGTTGATTCTCTTATGACTAAAGCAGCCAGTGTTCGTGCCCTAGGAAATGTTCGTATAGAGCACTTGGGCTCTGACGAAGATGGGCAAAACGGTAAGATTGCCTTTACTCTCCGCAATGCTTGGGTCAAAGACATTGAGTTCCCAACAGGCTTAGACTACACCAGTGAAGACCTTTCAGACATTGGTGTAGAACTTCGCTATGACTTCTTCAACTTTGAGAAGACTGGTGGCGAGAAACTTCCTGGCTTCGGCGCAGCATAATAAAACTCAAGGAGTATAATGAGAAATAACCAAGACCGTTTGGGAGCACCTGAAGTTCCCAATACTAGCGAACCAGCCCCTGCTTTAACTCAGCAGGGTGCTGATTTTTCTTTTGTAGCAGCAAATGATATTGTAGAACTTCCCTCTGGTGGAGAACAATACCCAGAAGGACATCCACTTCGCAATAACCCAAGAATTGAAATAAAACAAATGACAGCAAAAGAAGAAGACATTCTTCTAAACGAGTCTTACATTAAGCAAGGTGTTGTTGTAGAAAAGTTATTGCAATCTCTTATTGTAGATAAGTCTCTAAACTTAGACGATCTTCTTATTGGAGATAAAAATGCAATCTTAGTTCAGGTTAGACGCTCTGCTTATGGTGATGAATACCCAGTTCAAATGGTGTGCAGAAACTGTGGAAAACCCGGCGAGCAAACTTTTATTTTGGAAGATTGTGTTCGACCTCGTAGTGTAAATCTAATCGATGGTGTTAAAGCAACTGATCGTGGAACTTATGAAGTTGCAATGCCAAAATCAAAAGCAGTCGTTGAGTTTAAGCTTTTAACCCAACGAGATGAAAAAGATCTAGCAGAGAAAGAAAAAAAGTATGCAAAGCATAATGTACAATACTCTGCTACCTTAGAGGCATTTAAAGCTTTGATTGTTTCAGTGAATGGGCAAACCAATCTAATCAATCAATACTTAGAGAACATGCCTCTTCAAGACTCAAGAATGTTCAAAAGAATCATAAAAGAAGTTCCACCAAACGTTGAACTAATCGGAACTTATGAATGCGGGTCATGCGGCTCTCAGAATGAAACAGAGCTTCCAATCAACTTTCGCTTCTTTTGGCCTGACTTCTAACTATCAAGAACTTCTTTATGAAGAGTTGTTTATTTTAAAATACCATGGTGGGTATTCTCTTTTTGAGAGTTATTCAATCCCAGTTGGTTTAAGAAAATGGCTTATTGAAAGGCTGATAAAGCAAAAAGAAACTGAAAAAGAGCAAATGGAAAAAGTTCAGAAACGCTAATCTAAACCCGCCTTTATTGGCGGGTTTTATTTTATAAACTATTTATTGTGTTAGGAGGAAAGTTATGTCTGAAGAAAGAGAAATAAACGAAGAAGATTTAATCTTAGATTTTACAAAACTTGATGAAGGTATCGGATCACCAGAAGCAGCAAAACTCAAGCTAGCTTTAATGTCTTTTTTAGGGTTTGACGATTATTTTAGAATCTTTCCAAGACCTACAACAATAAGAGGTACAAAATCTCAAGTTTCCTCTTTTCGTAATGCAGCAGTTGGAGAGAAAAAATACATGGATGCCGTCAAAAAGCACGGACTAAATGATCCAAAAACTTTCGCTTCTAAATCTAGACTAAATGCCGCCATTAGAAACTTTGAGCGTGAAACAGGCA